CAGGTGGTGCACCGTCAACCATTGTGCTTACCGATACCGCTACCACTCCAGCGAATGTGGTTAATATCACAGCAAAATATCCGGGCACAAGGGGTAATAATTTCACGGTAACAATTAGGGATTCATTGACAAATGCGAGTTTAAGAGAGTTTTTGCTGTATGAAGGAGCAACGTTGTTACTTACAGTACCATTTGCGAAAGGAACAGGAGAGCCCGATGCATTGGTTTCAGCATTGAATAGTTCACAAGCAAATAAATACGTTACAGCAGAGAAGATTGCGGCTGGTAATGGAACATTGGAGGCAGTAGCCAATGCGGGTATGACAGGTGGGCTTGACCCTACCACTACCGCAAATGATTATTTGACAGCCCTTACATCACTTGAGGCGGTTGATTGGAATGTGCTCGTAGTTGATAGTGAAGATTCCATTTTATTTACTTCCATTCAGGCATACATAGACCGTGTAAGGAATGCTGGTAAGCGTGTCATGGCAGTGTTAGGACAAAAGACAAATGTAGAGTTAAGCTCCAGACTAACATTAGCACGTAGTTTTAACGACCCAGCAATTGTGTTTGTGTTGAATGGGTTCAGTTACGCTGATGAAACAGTGATAGAAGGTTATAAAGCCACAGGGCGAGTAGCTGGGATGATTGCAAGTGCTGATGTAACAGAGAGCCTTACCCATGCCGTAATACAGGGAGCTACAGGTTTGGTAGGTGCTTTGAGTAATACCGATATAGAAAGTGCGCTGAATAGTGGAGCATTGGTGTTTACGTTGAGCTCGCAGAAGCAGGTTCAGATTGAGCAAGGCATTAATACGTTTATAACTCCGACGGCTGACCTTGACATGGGTTGGAGGAAGATAAGAAGAGTAAGGACAAGGGACACGCTGATTGACAGAATTGGTGCTACTTGGGACTTGTTGATTGGGAAGATAAACAATGATGCTAATGGTAGGGCTACATTGATGGCAGCAGCGCAAGGGGTAATAAATGAGATGATTAATGAAGGCGCACTGATTGCTGGTCAGATTTATGAAGACCCGACCAACCCTCCAAAAGGTGATAGCGCATGGTTTATCATACAAGTAGACGATACCGATAGTGCAGAAAAGCTGTACTTGACATTCCAGTTTAGATTTGCTCCAGTATAAAAGGAGGTGAAAGAATATAGCAGATGGCAGATACATATTCCGAGATTGTGTACCTGATGGTGCGATTGACATCGTGAATGTTCGGACAGGGGATATTGTGCAAAGAGCGTGGAGTTTCAGGGTAAATGCTCCAGTAGAATTGCAATCGGCCCTTGATGGAGGAACATTCCAGCCTAATCACATTATCCGTGGTTATGATGGGGAACTTTATGATGGCGATGGTAATTTGCTGGCTGAAGTGAATACATTCCAAGCACAGATAAACTCAACCAATACCGATTACCAAGCCGCTGGTAATAAACAAGTATGGGCAATACCCCAATCTTATACAGTTACTTTGACATTTACAGAGACAGTAATAAAGGACGCCAAGATACTTAAAAAAGTGTTGGACAGTTTGGCAAAAGGAGCTCCAGATGTAAGATTAAACTTTATGGGGGTATTACACGCACACACATAGGAGGGGTGAGAAGTGAGTAAGGTTGATAAAGAGGAGTTATTAAGTAAAGAAGATGTCATACTAAGGGATGTAGCTGGCATTCTAAAAGCGATGGATACAATCGTAGAATATGAGACATACCACGTAGTTAGGGATGGGAAGGAGTTATTTTCGTTCCGAGTGCGTGGGTTGACCGATGAAGAAGCCGAGGAGTGTAGGCAAGAAGCTACAAAAACAGTGCGAGATAAAAGACTTGGCAATTTGGCAGTACCGCAGGAGTTTAATGCCGCAAAGTTTAATTCATTGATGATTGTCCAAGCCACGCACCCAGAAGATAGGGCAATGATTTGGGATAATAAAGAATTATGGGAGAAAGCTAACGTTCTTGCTGGTTGGCAGTTGGTGGATAAAGTGCTTAAGCGTGGCGAGAAGGATGAAGTTATCGAACTCATAGAGCGGTTGAGTGGGTATAATAGCGAGGAAAACGAGAGCCGAGTTGAAACTTTAAAAAACTAATCAGGGCAGGTGGTGAAGCGACCATAATTCACCACCTGCTCCAAAGATGTGGTATCACTCCAGATGAGTATTGGAGTAAGCCACCAAAGATACGTGATTTTATGCGTGCAAGCATGTTGGTGGAGTTAGAACAGGAGCAAGAAGAATTAGAGAAGATAAGGGGGAAAGATGGCTAACGAGACCTATAAGGTAGAGCTTTTAATTATCGCACAAGACCAATCAGCACCAGTTATAGAGCAGGCAAATGAGCGGATTAATCGTTTCGCCCAAAATGCCGAGTTAACAAATAAGAAGTTAGCCCGTTCCCTGAATACGACTTATAAGCCGACCATAACAGCGATTGATAATACAGCACCAGCAGTAGCAAGTGCACAATCAGGTTTAAGTAGAATTGCTGGCAAAGTGTGGAGTGTCGTTGTGCATGCGGTTGACCAAGTTACGCCTGTATTTTCGAGCATTTTAAGTGGTGCAAAAAGTTTTGTGAGTAAAATAGGCAGCATTTTGGGTGGAGTAGGAAGGATGATAACATCACCACTTGGGATGCTTGGGATAGCTGGTGCTGGGGTAGGGATGACAGCCCTTATTGCTGGACCGTTAAAACTTGCAGGAGAGATGGAGCAGGCGAGGGTATCGTTTAAGTTTTTCCTTAAGGATGCCGAAAGGGCTAAACGTTTTATAGGCGAGTTGCAAGCACTTGCAGCTATTACACCATTTGAATTTAAAGATGTGCAGGATCTTGCTACCCAGTTGTTACCAGTTTATAAACAGATGTATGGATTAGAGAATGCTACAGCTATGACATTAGATACGTTGCTTAAATTTGCTGATGCGGCTTCTATGACAGGTGCGGGTATGGAAGGGTTGAAGGGTGCAATGCTTGGATTTACACAGATAGCGCAGTCAGGTAGGTTAGGTTTACAAGATTTGCGGCAGGTAACATTAGGCTTAAAAATACCAATGACAGATGTATTGAAGGAACTCGGAGTGAAGTCGTTGGATGATATTTCAAAGAAGGCTATTCCCGCAAAGCAGGCTATGGAAGCAATTGGAAGAGCGTTAAAGCAGTATGCTGGTGGAAGTGAATTACAGGCAAAGACGTTGGTTGGATTGATATCTCAATTAAAGGATATTGCAGGCATGACGATAACATATTTCGGTGAAGGAATGCTGAAGCCAGTAGAGGATATCTTATTTGGACTTGTTGAAGCGGCTACCAAAGGCGAGGATGCATTAAAGAGTGTTCAAGATAGACTGTATAAAGCAGGTGTTAGGGTAGGAGAAGCGATGCAGAATGCTTATAGAAAGGTGGTTCGTTTCTTTGGTGATTTGAGTTCAATACCGGGCTGGAATGAGATGTCAATGACACAAAAAATTATTACCGCTTTTAGCCAAGTACTGACAGCATTAAATAATTGGTTGAAGGGGGATCAGGGACAAGAAGCATTTAGAAAGATACAAGAAACGATAAACTCATTTTTCAAAACTATTTTCGGACCAGAAAATTCTGAGTTAATTAAGCAGCTTGCAACGTTTGGTTACACGCTTGGATCAGAGCTTGCAAGTGCGATTTTCAATGGGATAAAGAGCAATGTTGGATTAATGACAATCCTTGGTGCAATAGTAGGTTTCAAGATAGCTGGCTGGAAAGGTGCAGTAATAGGTGCAGGCGGAATGCTTGCTTTATCATCGTTGTTTGGATTAGAAGAGTTCTATAAGGAACACCCAGTAGTAACTCCAGAGCAGGAAAGGGCACAGTATGAGCAATTTCTATCGTTTGTGATGTCCATGGGTTATACACGAGAGCAAGCGGAACAATATATAGACGGGTTGAAAGAGCCACCTGAAGCTAAATCCGGGCAGATACCAGCCCATGCGAGAGGTGGGATATTTTATACAAGGCACATAGCGGAAGTAGCCGAAAGAGGAGCGGAGGCAATTATACCATTAGAACGAACAGAACAAGCAGTTCGTTTGTGGAGGGCTGTAGGTGAGTATATAGGAGCGATACCAAAGGAAGTAACATATTCCGTCCAAGCGCAAGCAGTTACCCCATTAGGAAGTGTTCCCTATGGCACTGTTACAAAGAGTAATGTTATCAACTTAAATGTTAATACTGAAGGGTTAATCAGCGAAGTTGTCATAAACAATAAGGCTGATGTAGATGAAGCGGTCGACAAGATTGTGGGAGTATTAGCGCCAGAGTTAAGGAAGGCGTTTTCTAATATGGTGGTGGGATAAATGGAGTTTTACTTAACGGGGAAGAATACCAAGCTTCATTTACCGATGAACCCAGAACAATTGCAAGTGATGACAAGTTCAAAGTTGTTCAGCGTTAGCATAATTGATTTGGGCGATTTCTTAATGCCGAGAGGTATTGCACCAGCGACGATTAGGTGGGAGGGTATATTCCCGGGTGTGAGTAGGAGGAACAGCATATATGTTGTGGATTGGCAGGATCCCAAGGCGATAGTGGGTTTGATTTCAGGCTGGAGACGAGAGAATGTAAAAGTTCATTTGTTGATAACAGAAACACCAATAAATATGGATTGTTACATTCAAGAGTTCGACCATACATGGAAGGGTGGACATGGCGATTGTTATTACTCCATAAGTTTGGTTGAGGCACGCAATTTGGTGGTAATGACAGAGAAAGACAAGAGTACGAGTGCGCAGGCTAAAACGAGTGCGCAGAGACCAGCTCCGAGTACACCAAAAACGTATACTGTAAAACAAGGTGATACCCTATGGGGTATAGCAAAGAAAATGCTCGGTGATGGTGCAAAGTGGAAGACATTGTACGAGTTGAATAAGGCTGTCATTGGGCCAGATCCGAATAAAATTAAACCCGGGCAGGTGCTTAAGCTTGGTTGATATTACCAAGATAAAGTATGAAGTGCGCATTATTGACCCAAGCGGTAAGCAAATGGATGTTACGCCATTTGTCAGTCAGTTGTCCTTTGGTGATGCCGATGGTGAGTTAGCGGCACATTTAAGTATGACATTGACAAATCAGCAAGTAGGAGGGAAGTGGGTACACCAGCTTGTAGCACTTGGGACACCGATATACCTATTAGCGAATGGGGTAGAAGTGTTCAGGGGTACGGTGTTTGATTGGATGACGTCCACAGATCCGTTGGGTAGTGTGGAGATTGAAGCGTACGACCAGCTGATTTACTTGTTTAAGAGCGAAGATGATAGGTACTATAGGGCGGGACAAAGGGCAATAGATGTGTTGACAGATATTTTCAGAGCATGGAATATTCCCATAGGCAAGATAGAGGGGCCGAACGTGGTATTAGCCAAGCAAGTATTCCGACAGATGACAGTTGCGGAGATGATAAACAGCATACTCAAACAAGGTAAAGATAAGGGAGCAGGCGAGTTTATCGTACGTAGTGAAAAAGGGAAGGTCTATATCAGAAAAGCCATGTCTAATCAGGACGTTTACGTGTTTGCATATAATGAAAATGTGCAGTCGGTAATGGATAGGTGGAGCATTAATAATCTTGTTACACGAGTGCGTATTATAGGTGCGGAAGATGAGGAAGGAAGGGCACCGTTAATTGCAGTTCTTGATGGAGACACAAAATATGGTATATTGCAAAGGATTGTCCAGAATAGTTCAGATGACACATTGGCCGATGCAAAGCAGAATGCGAAAGAGATATTGAAGGAGTTCGGACAGCCAGAGAAAGACAGGACAATCAGGTGCGTAGATGTTCCCTTTATCAGGAAGGGTGATAAGGTGAAAGTTGTTGCTGGGACGTTAAATGGATATTACCAAGTCGTATCAGTTGAACATAATGTTACAAGTTTAACTATGAGCGTGGGGCTAAAATGAACAAGAAAAGCATTGACGATTTGGCTAAAGTGTTAAATGAAAGAATTAGTTTAATAGCTAACAAACCCGATAGCATTGAATTAGGAACGATACAGCCAGATATGAGCTTGAAGCTTGATACGTTTGCAATGCCGATAAAGAAAGGCGATTATCTTATAGCTGATTTTACTGCACAGGTTGAGTTTCCCGTTTGGTCGTTGGTAGGTGTTGGCGAGTATCCCGTAGACAAAGAAGGGAAGCCGATAGCAGGAGTAGACATATACCATACCGCACAAACAAGGTGGGATTGGGAGCAGAGTACTGTTGAGAAAGTGAATATAAGAATTAAACCCGAGCTTAAAAGTGGCGATAGGGTGTTGGTGGTGTGGGTCAATCAGCATAGAGACCCTGTAGTAATTGCAAAGGTGGTGAGTTCATGAGTGATTTATATCCACGCTTTGATATGCCTGACATAGTGGGTGCAGTAGAAAGCCAAGAAGTAGCTTTCCCTAAAAGTTGGTTGTGGGATTGGGATATTTGCGATTTTGTTCAAACAGGTGGCGGTGATGTGGTAGAGGCGGATGGTTTGACAGCTTGGGTGCAATGGTGTGTAAAAGCGATATTAACACAGAGGCTGGCATATGTTGTGTACGATTGGAATTATGGCGCTGACATTGAAAGTTGTCTTAAACAGCCCACAAGAGCAGTAACAGAAGCGGAATTGGAACGAGAGATTACCGAAGCTTTGCTTACAGATCCGAGAACAGCTGAAGTAAAGAATTTCAGGTTTGAGTGGAGCGGCGATGAGCTCACAGTGTGGTTTACCGTGGTAAATGCATTAGGCCAACCAGCTGAAGTGCAAGTAGGTGTAGGGTATAGAGAAGTGCAGAGGCAGTTTTCATTGTCAAGGGTGGAGCAGTACGTTAGCGACTGGTTGCGTGGCGAGTTGGTAAATGTAGAGCCGACCGAAGATGGCAAGCTTGTAATTAAGACAGTAGCTCAGCCAACATTTACTCGTGATTCTATAGCTTATAAGAGTGATGGTTCACAAGTTGCGGTGAATGTGCCGAGGTTCGAACAGGGTAAGTTTGGTCAGGCGGTGCTGGTGGAGGAAGGGACGACGAATTTAAACAGCGACCCTTTCTTTAAAACAGGCGTTTCTGGTTGGGGTGTAGGAACCTGGACAACGTTAGAATGGTTATCATCAGAATATAATCCATTTTCCAAACAAAACGGAGTAATGCGATTATATGATAATGATGGCGATAAAGGGCATTGTTTAAAAGGTGTATCCATTTCTAACACTCCTCATACCGTTAGCGTGTTGTTAAAAATCCTAAAAGGCAACATTAACAATATAAATGTTGGCGGGACTATATATTATACAGATAGCACGTACACAGATTACACTTGGAACGACTCTGACACGACAAGATATGATATGTCCGCTATATTCGGTCAAGGAGTGTATAAATTAGTAGCTACAATTACTCCAAACAGCAGTAAAACGATAAGTAAATACGAAATACGAATTTCGCATAGTAACACTGTTGAAACAGAATTACTTGTTTATGCCATCCAACTCGAACAAAAACCCTACGCCACGTCCTTCATTAACGGCACCCGCTATCCCGAAACCCTGACCATCCCCACGGCGAGTGTGCTGAACCCGCAGGAGGGGACGGTGGAATTTTGGTGGATGCCTATAAATCAGCCAGCAAGCACAATAGTTTCACAACAAACATCTCCTCCTATTTTTGAAATTGGTACTTATTGGCAACCAAATTCTCTGATTTTGTGGGTATATGCAGGTGTTGGTTTAAGATTACTCGTAAGAGGCAATGAGGCAACTACTTGGACGGGTAATTGGACAATTATTTCTGGATTTAATTGGTATCAATTAAATTGTTGGTACCACATTGCTTTACGCTGGCAAAATGGTAATACTTTTTATGTATTTGTTAATGGCGTTAAATATGGTCCATATGTGTCTTCTTTGCCTTTGACGAGTATTGCAGGCAATATTATGTCTCTTGGAAAACTTAATGCTTCTAGTGGTGGTTCTAATGCACTATTCGACGACCTCCGCATCTCCAATCGTGCAAGGACGGACGCGGAGATAGCGGCGGCGTATCAAAGCAATC